GCGCACAGTTGGCGGTGACCCATCAAGCGCTGAAGAAAGCCAAACAGCAAGTCGCCGAGCTGGCGACTCAGTTTAGAAATACCGAAAAACCGACCCGCGCACAGGTGCAGGTGATGGAGGCCGCTAAACGCGCTGCTTCTGAGTTGCAACTCAACTATAACGGGCTGCGTCTATCGGTACAGCGTCAGCGCCAAGCGCTACAGCAGTCGGGTATCAATACCCGAACATTATCCCATGATCAGCTCCGCCTCAAAACGTCGATTAATGAAACTACCATCAGCCTCAATCGCCAGCGCGAGGCGTTAGCGCGTAACAGTCAGCAACAGACCAAACTTAACCGTATTAGCCAGCGTTATCAAAGCGGTAAGGTGGTGGCCGGAAATCTGGCCGGTGCGGGGGCTGCCGGTGTCGGTGCGGCGACTTCAGGCGCTGTGACCGGAGCCGCTGTTTTAAAACCCGGCTACGACTTTGCGCAGAAAAACTCTGAACTACAGGCGGTGCTGGGTCTGGCGAAAAACAGTGCTGATATGCGGGTACTACGGGCACAGGCGCGCCAGCTCGGTGACACTACCGCTGCGTCTGCCGATGATGCCGCTGCCGCACAAATCATCATCGCCAAATCTGGCGCAGACAAAGACGGCATTCTGGCTGCCACGCCAGTGACGTTGAATATGTCGCTCGCCAACAAAAAGAGCATGGAAGAAAACGCCACTTTGCTGATGGGGGTTAAATCTGCATTTGGTCTGAGCAATGATAAAACCGCGCATATTGGTGATGTTATCTCGGCGGCGATGAACCAAACGGCGGCTAACTTTGCCGGCTTGAGTGACACACTGACCTATGCCGCGCCGGTGGCAAAAAATGCCGGTATCAGCGTCGAAGAAACTGCCGCGATGGCGGGGGCGTTAGCCGATGCCAAAATCATCGGTTCAATGGCCGGAACCGGCAGCCGTGCGGTTATCACCCGCTTACAAGCTCCGGTCGGTAAAGCCCATGATGCGCTCGATGAGTTAGGGGTTAACACCGCTGACCGCAAGGGTAATATGCGGCCACTGTTTACCTTGCTGAAAGAAATGCAAAATAGCTTTGAGAAAAATAAGCTCGGTACCGCCCAGCGCGCCGAGTATATGAAAGCTATTTTCGGTGAGGAAGCCTCATCCGCTGCCGCCGTACTGATGGAGGGCGCGGCGTCAGGCAAGCTCGACCGTTTGACCAAGATGTTTCAGGCGTCTGACGGCAAGACTGAGGAACTGGTCAAAATCATGCAAGACAATCTCGGCGGCGACTTCAAAGCCTTGCAATCTGCCTATGCAGCGGTAGGAACTGACCTGTTTGACCAGCAGGAATCCTCGCTACGTAAGCTGACTCAAACCACCACCCATTATGTGCTCCAGCTCGACCAGTGGGTGCAGAAAAATAAAGGGCTATCTGCAACCCTCCTCAAGATTGTTGGCGTCGGTGTGGCGCTGATTGGCGTGCTCGGGGCGATGGGGCTGGTGGCGTGGCCGGTGGTGATGGGGATTAATGCCATTATTGCCGGAGCCAGTTTACTCGGGACGGTTTTCACTGCGGTGGCGGGCGGCATTATTACGGCGATCGGGGCGCTAACCTGGCCGATTGTCGGCATTGCGGTGGCGATTGTCGCCGGAGCGCTACTTATTCGCAAATATTGGCAGCCGATCAGCGCCTTTTTTGCTGGCGTGATGGAGGGGCTAAAAGCCATTTTTGCGCCGCTGGCTGAGCTGTTTGCTCCTTTGCAGCCGGTGTTTGATTGGCTTGGGGCAAAGCTACAGGCAGTGTGGCACGGGTTTAGTGAGCTGATCGCGCCGGTTAAATCGACCCAACAGTCGCTCGATAGCTGTCGCAATGCGGGTATTGAGTTTGGGCGCGCACTGGCTGACGTCTTAACCGCACCGCTCAAAGTATTCAACAAGCTGCGCGCAGGCGTCGATTGGTTACTGGAAAAACTCGGCCTGATCAAAAGCGAGTCGGCGGATATTGAGGTTAACGCCAGCAAGGTGAATGCGGGGGGATATTCCCCGAGCGGCGGATTGCTAGGCGCTAATTATGCACCGGTGACGGCGAATGCTGGCGGCTACACCGACCAAAGCCAAAATCATTACCAGCTCGACATTGCTATTCCTCCAGGTCAAAACCGTGCAGATGCCAAAAACATGATCCGCGAAGTGTTGGAAGAGAAAGAACGCCAACGCCGTGCCGCCGCGCGTTCGCGCATGAATACCGATTAAGGAGCTGCCCATATGATGCTAACCCTCGGGCTGTTTGTGTTTCAGCTCCAGACATTGCCTTATCAATCGCTACAGCACAGCCTCGATTATCGCTGGCCGTCAAACAGTCGAATAGGTCAGCGGCCTGCCTATCAGTTTTTAGGCGTCGGCGAGGAAAAAATCATGTTGTCTGGCGTGTTGTTGCCCGAAATCACCGGCGGTGTGCTGTCATTGCTGGCGCTAAAAATCATGGCTGAGCAGGGCAAGGCGTGGCCGTTACTCGGCGGCGATGGCACGATTTATGGTATGTATGCGGTCGCCAGTATCACTCAAACCCACAGTGTGTTTTTTAATGATGGTCGCGCGCGCCGTATCGAGTTCAGCATGACACTAAATCGCGTGGATGAGTCACTAAAAGCGATGTTTGGTGATCTGCAACAGCAAGCCCGCGACCTGCTGCAACAAGCGGCAAGGGGGTTGGCATGATGACCGGTACGCAGATTGCGCCTGCGTTTATGCTCACACTCGGCAGTCACGATATTACCGCCAATCTCAGCCGCCGCTTAGTCTCGCTGACCATGACCGATAATCGTGGCTTTGAGGCTGACCAACTTGATATTGAGCTGGATGATAGTGACGGTTTGGTCGCCATGCCCGCGCGCGGGGCGGTACTGTCGCTGTTTCTTGGCTGGCAGGGGACGGCGCTGATGGGCAAAGGTCAATTCACCGTCGATGAAATCGAACATCGCGGCGCGCCGGATACCTTGACTATTCGCGCCCGTAGCGCCGATTTTCGTGGTTCGCTCAATTCACGTCGCGAAGCCTCTTATCACGACACCACACTCGGCGCAGTGGTAAAGCAGATTGCGCAGCGTAATAAGCTGGTGGCCTCACTGGCGCGAGATTTTGCCGAGATAACCATCCCGCATATCGACCAGTCGCAAGAGTCTGACATTAAGTTTCTTACCCGTCTGGCTGAACGCAATGGTGCCGAGGTGTCAGTCAAAGCCGGTAAGCTGCTCTTTCTCAAGGCGGGGAGAGGAGTGACGGCCAGCGGCAAGCCGATCCCGATGATAGTCATTGAACGCAGCGACGGCGACCGCCATCAGTTTACTATCGCCGACCGTAATGCTTACAGCGGCGTGACGGCTAACTGGCTGCATACCAAAGGCCCTCAGCCCAAAAAGCAGAAAGTGAAACTTCAGCGTAAACCCAAGGCACAGCACTTGCGCGCCTTGCAGCATCCCAAAGCCAGGCCAACTACCCCCAAGGCCATCAAACCGCCGGAAGAAAGGCAGGGCGAGTATCTGGCTGGTGAAGCCGATAATGTGCTGGCACTAACCACGGTGTATGCCACCAAGGCACAGGCGATGCGGGCGGCACAGGCCAAGTGGGACAAACTGCAACGCAGTGTGGCTGAGTTTTCAATAAATCTCGCTATCGGCCGTGCGGATCTCTACCCCGAAACGCCGGTCACGCTGAAAGGGTTTAAAAGCGTGATAGATCAGCAGACGTGGATTATCACCAAAGTGACCCATAACCTCGGCGATAATGGCTACACGACGGCACTGGCGCTTGAGGTGAAGCTCTCTGATGTTGAGTATCAGGAAGAAAATCAGGATGCGGAATAAGCATAATTCATTGTTTCAAAAAGAATAAAACAAATAATATCACTGACTTAAACGCAGCCCGTTGAGGTGATTAATATGTTTCATTGCCCACTCTGTCGAGAATCAGCCCATGCCCGTTCCAGTCGCTACCTGAGTGAGAACACTAAGGAGCGGTATCACCAGTGCCAAAATATAAATTGCGGTCATACATTCAAGACCATGGAGACATTCGAAAGCTCGATTATGCGGCCCGGCGAAGTGACGCCAGCATCCGGAGCGAAGCGGTCAACAAAACCTTTGGATGTAGCCGTTACGATAAAGCCCCAAAATTTGGGGCTTTTTTTCGATGTGGTCAATGTGTGGACATTGAGTGAAATAAATCCTTTTATTTCATATTGATAGTGATAAATGAATATCACCATCCCTGTCTTTCGCCCTCCATGATGGAGGGCTTTTTTTTGTCTCAATTCCGTTATACTAATAACCCCTGGATATTATTCGGAATGAGTTATGGATCCGCAATATGCGCGCCTGGTTAAAGCTGCTGCGCTCAGTGCCACTGTGCTGGCATCAATCTTACTGATAATTAAAATTTTTGCCTGGTGGCATACCGGATCAGTGAGTTTGTTGGCCGCGTTAGTTGACTCTCTGGTGGATCTGGCCGCTTCTTTGACCAACCTTTTTGTGGTGCGCTACTCGCTGCAACCAGCTGATGAAGAACACACTTTTGGTCATGGTAAGGCCGAATCATTGGCCGCACTGGCGCAAAGTATGTTTATTTCCGGTTCGGCATTATTCCTGTTTCTGACTGGTTTTCAGCATCTGGCCTCACCGGAGCCATTGCAAGATCCGGGTCTTGGTATCTGGGTCACATTAATCGCATTATTCAGTACATTGATATTAGTTACTTTTCAGCGCTGGGTGGTACGAAAAACGCAAAGCCAGGCTATTCGAGCTGATATGTTGCACTATCAATCTGACGTCATGATGAATGGTGCTATTCTTATTGCATTAGCATTGAGTTGGTATGGGTTTCATCGGGCGGATGCGTTGTTTGCATTAGGGATTGGGGTTTATATTCTCTATAGCGCACTGCGTATGGGTTATGAGGCGGTGCAAGCCTTGCTGGATCGCGCATTACCCGATGATGAACGGCAGGAAATTATCAATATTGTGACGTCATGGCCGGGTGTTATTGGCGCTCATGACTTGCGTACTCGTCAGTCGGGGCCGACACGTTTTATCCAGATCCATCTCGAAATGGAAGATATGTTGCCGTTGATGGAAGCGCATATTCTGGCAGATCAAGTGGAGCGGGCATTATTACATCGGTTCCCAGGAGCCGATATCCTTATCCATCAAGATCCCACTGCGGTGGTGCCAAAAGAACGTCATGCGCATTGGGAGTTATAATTTATTCATCGGTTATTGCTACATTAACTACAGGTAAACTGTGGTTACATAATGGTTCAATCATGAAGAAAATACCGCCAAATGGCATGACTTGAATCAATTCAGCTTGGTGTTTTTGCTATAATATTCGATATTAAGCTCATCAAGCTGATTTTCTGTACTGTTCACCTGTGCAAGACATAATCGGCAAATAAATAATTTTAAAAAATCGCATCTACAAGTTCAGAGGTAGTCATGGTCAAGAAAATCGGTGTACTAACAAGCGGCGGTGATGCGCCAGGGATGAACGCAGCCATTCGTGGGGTTGTTCGTGCTGCTTTGTCAGCAGGATTGGAAGTTTACGGTATTGAAGATGGCTATCTTGGCTTGTTTGAGAATCGCATGAGGAAGCTGGACCGCTATAGCGTGTCTGACATGATTAACCGCGGTGGTACCTTCCTCGGTTCAGCGCGCTTCCCAGAGTTCCGTGATCCGGAAAAACGTAAAGTCGCCCTACAGAATATGAAAGAGCGTGGCATTGATGGCCTGGTGGTTATCGGTGGTGACGGTTCTTATGCAGGTGCAGACTTGCTGACCAAAGAAGGTGGTATTCACTGTGTCGGCTTGCCGGGCACCATTGATAACGATGTGGCCGGGACTGACTATACTATCGGTTTCTTCACCGCATTGGGTACCGTGGTAGAAGCTATTGACCGCTTACGTGATACCTCTTCTTCACACCAGCGCATTTCCATCGTTGAAGTGATGGGCCGTTATTGTGGCGATTTGACACTGGCGGCGGCGATTGCCGGGGGCTGCGAGTTTATCGCGATCCCTGAAGTTGAATTCAAACGTGAAGATTTGGTTGCTGAAATCAAAGCGGGCATCGAGAAAGGTAAAAAGCACGCTATCGTTGCTATTACCGAAAAACTGGACAATATCGATGAGCTGGCTAAATACATTGAACAAGAAACCGGCCGTGAAACTCGTGGCACAGTGTTAGGCCATATCCAACGCGGTGGTGCTCCGGTTCCTTATGACCGTATTCTGGCTTCCCGCATGGGCGCTTATGCTGTTGACCTGTTGTTGGAAAATCATGATTACTCACGCGGCGGCTTCTGCGTTGGTGTACAGAACGAGAAGATGGTGCATGAATTAATCTCCGTTTGTATCGCGCCAGAAAACAAGAAAAGTAAATTTAAAGAAGATTGGTACGATACGGCGAAAAAACTGTTCTAAAACAGTTAATAGCCCGAAAAAAAAGCCTCCGCTCGTGGGGGCTTT